ATTCAAGATGGGCAAATCAAGTAGGCAAGCGTGCAGTAAGATTATCTGAAGCAATGAAGAATGGAGAGTGGATATGACAATGAGTTCAAAACGATACCAACTACCTAGAAAAGCACAATTACAAGATGGTAATGTGTTTTCCGATAAAAAAACAGGTAGAAAAAAAGCAGATAAATACACAGGACAAGTGTTTAAAGCTCCGGGTGAAGCTAGAGAATTTATGAAAGAATTGCAATCTTATCAAAAAAAAATATAGCTGTGCCTAAAAATAAAAAATGTGACACTTGCGAATGTTACGAATGTGATATTGAAGAATGTACTTGTGACTGTCACAAAGAAGAAGAGGAGGTACAAGGAGTACCAGTGTGATTAAGTTTGTGTTAGTGTTTATGATGGGAATAAGAGTAGTAGACCAAACACAAACTTTTGAAAACATTGATGAGTGCTTGTACTTTGCCGAAAGATTGCATGATCAGCCTTCAATACCACAACAGGAAGGACCTAACTTACGAATAACTGCATATTGTAAACCAATAAGGAAAAGATAATGGTAGTCGCTGAAATATTAACGGGTATCGCATTAGTGCAGAAAAGCGTTGACTTTATAAAATCAAACATTGGTACAGCAAACGATATTAAGGATATAGCTAAACAAATAGATGGCTTCTTTACAGGCGAAGCACAAATGAATAAAAAAGCTGGTAAAGGACTTAGTATAGCAGAGCAGTTTGGTTCGGTAGAAAGTTCAGCTACAGATTTTATAGACCGTAAGTTATTAGAAGAAAAAAGAAACGAATTAAAAAATATGATTAATCTTAGGTTTGGTCCTACTGCGTGGGATCAGATTATTGCTGAAAGAGCTAGTCGAATAAACGAAGTTAAAGAAGCTAAGAGGTTACAGAAAATAGAAGCAAGACAAAAACAAAAAGAAATAGTAGATGTTTTACAAACAATGGGTATAGTTTTTTGTGTAATTGCAGTATTGGCTATGGCAGTTGTAATGTCGTTTAAAGCACTTGCCTACGAATACAAATCTAAAAATTACACAAGACAACAAAAAATACATCAAGGTAAGATAAAAGAACCACAATATGTTAGATGTTTACGTAAGAAAATGGTTCACTATAAAAATGGATTAGCCTGTATATACGAGGGAGCAGGTAAAACATTTGAAATAGAGTTTACAGATAAGATAATAGGATGCCCTCGTCAGTATCAATGTGTGTACAATCCCGGAGGTACTGAACCTAGTATAGATCAAGTAATGGAGAGTCTACGTAGCATAGCAAAATAAACTCTTGCTTTTTATACAGTTTATGTGTATAATTTAGGCAACAGGGAGTTCATATGAAAAACTTAGCAGCACAAGCGTTAGCCTTTCAATACAAGTTGCAAATAGACAATGCAACATCATTAATAAACGTAAACCATAAGCCACTTAATGAGATAGATAAAGCACTTGGCGAAATGGTAATAGCTAATCAAAAGTTACAGTTACTAAACAAGATAGTGGCTGAAAGCAATCCCAAAGAGATTGATACCCCCGAAAGTAAATAATACATGGCAAGCACATATCTTACCCTAGTCAATAATGTACTAAGAGATATGAACGAAGTAGAGTTAACTAGTTCTAACTTTACAAGTTCTAGAGGTGTACAGACTACTGTAAAAGATTACGTTAATAGGTCTATATCTGACGTACTTAACTCTGAACTTAACTGGCCCTTTACTAGAGCAGAAGGTTCAGTCGATGCAATTGCAGGTAAACAACTATATAGTTTTGCATCTATAGCATCTACGCTTAAGTACATAGACTACGATAATGTGTTTCTTCAGCCAAAAGATTACATTAGTAATGGTGACTTTGAAATATCAGGTTCAGCTAGTATAACTAATTGGACTACAGTTTCAGGCTCTCCTGCAGCAAGTTCTAAGTTTGGTAACACATTGTTACTTACTAGTGCAAAAGCAACACAAGAAGTAAGTGATTTAATTGTAGGTAAATCCTACGTTGTACTTGTACAGACTAGTGGTTCTACACTTACTTTAGATATTGGCACTAGTTCAGGTGGCACACAAACTAAATCATCTACTCTTACTATAGCAAGTGGCAACGAAGTATTATTGTCTGAAGTTACATTCACAGCCACAGCAACAACTCATTATGTTACATTTACAGAAACAGCAGGTTCTGCAGCATATGTTAAGTTAGTTCAACTAATGGAAAACATATCATCAATACCACTTAAATATCTATCCTATGAGGAATACAATGAAAGATATAGAGAAAGAGATGCTAAACCAGACACGGATAAATTTGCTGATCCTGAATTTGTGTATACAACATATAATGACGAGTTGGGTCTTACACCAATACCAGACACAAGTAACAGAACACTAAAATTTGATTATTACATAACAAACACTGCTTTATCGTCTCACGATGATACGGGAATAATACCAACTAGATTTGAACCTGTAGTAAATGCCCGTGCAAAGTACTACACCTACATGTTTAGGTCTGATGTACAAACAGCACAATATGCCCTTAAGGAATACGAAGACGG